CTTATAGTCAACTGGGACAAAGTGAAGGCCGGACTGGCCGCCGGATGGAAATGGTTCGTCAAGTTCGGCACGGAAGGGCCGGGGCGGTTCATCCCGCTGGTGGCGACCATCGCACTAATCGCGAAGCATTGGGACAAGATTGTATCGGTCCTCAAAGTCGCCTGGACGTGGATGAAGAAGATCGCCGGCATCATCTTCAAGGGCAGTCCGGTCGGTCTGGCGATCAGCGCCTATCAGAAGGTGGCGCGCAGGGCAGCCGGCGGGCCGGTGTACGCCGGACGGCCCTATATCGTCGGTGAGGCTGGACCGGAATTATTTTACCCGAAGCAACGCGGGGCGATCGCTCCGAACATGGCGCTGGCGGGCGCCGGCGGCATCACCATCGGGAACATCACTATCCAGGTCCAGGGCGGACCTCCCGCGCAGGCGAGAGAAGCCGGGCGGCAGGCGGGCCTCGGATTTGTCGAGCAGATCAAACGGTATGAGCGAGACCGAAAGCGGCGATCATTCAGGGATTGAACAATGGCGACTCAGGACATCTATACAAGCAACCAGGGCGATATGTTCGATCTGATAGCCTTTCGGGTCTATGGGTCGGAGAAGTATTGCGTGGACCTGATGCTGGCGAACCCGGATTATCGCGACCTGGCGATCTTCGACGGCGGCGTGGGGATCGTTTGCCCGGACATCGAAGTCGAGAGGGCGAGTCCGCTGCCGCCGTGGAAGAGCTGACGGGGAAGAACACGAAGGCACGGAGAGAGACGGAGCGGACTGATGGCGGATGGCGGAAATGTGAATGGAGATGGGTTGGCGGTCGGCCCGAGCGGACTCATACCGCCGCAGATCCTGAATGCCTATCAGGGTGAGGAGTGGGACATCAGGGCGAACCTGGCGCGGCGCGCCGGCGTGAGGGTGCTTTATGAGAGCGTTGACATCACGAGGGACATCGCTCCGTGGCTGCTGGGCGTGGAATATACCGACGGCATGGGCCGGGCGGACGATCTGCAGATCACGCTCTGGGATGACGGCCGATGGCGCACGAGCTGGTCGCCCGACAAGGGCGCGAAACTGACGGTTGACATCTTCGCCCTCGATCAGGGGCAGGCGATGCGGCTGCCGTGCGGGACGTTCAGCATTGACGAGATCGAGTACTCCGGGCCGCCGGACACGGTGAGCATCAAGGGCGTGAGCGCGTGGATATCCACGGCGCTGCGGACGGAGAAGAAGGCCAGGGCATGGGAGAAGATCAGCCTGCAGGGGATCGCTCAGACGATCGCGGCGAAGGCGGGGCTGACACTTCATTTCTCGGGAAATAACCCGACGTATACACGAGTTGATCAGAAGAGCCGCAGCGACCTCGATTTCCTGACCGAGATCTGCGAGCGCGAGGGCTGTTGGCTGAAGGTTACGAACGGGAAGCTGATCATCTATCCCGACGAGGAATGGCAGAGCGCGCCGGCCGTGGCGAGCTTCATCAAAAGCGACGGCTTCGTGCTGAGTTATTCATTCAGGGAGAGTCTCACCGGCGCATACAACAAGATCGTCATAAGCTTTAACGATCCGAAGGCGAAGAAGCTCATTCAGGTCGCTCACATCCCGGCGAAGGCGCCGGAGACCGGGCAGGTGTTGCGGGTGAATCTGCGGTGCGACTCGATTGCCGAGGCGAAGCGGATCGCACCGAACATCCTCGATCGGGCGAATCGCGGCATCCAGGAGGCCTCGCTCGATGTCATCGGCGACGTCCGGATCTCCGCGGGGATGAACGTGGACATCGCCGGCTGGGGATCGGTGATTGACGGCCGGTATGAGATCGGCGAGCCGAGGCACAGTCTATGGCCGTATGGGACGAGCATGGACCTGAGAAAGATTTAGGAACGGTGAACGGTATGAGAGTCGGGATCGTCAGCGAAGTGGATCCGCAGAAAGCGCTTGTCCGGGTGACGTGGGGCGATCTGACGGCGGACGACTCGGACGGGCTGCTCTCTGATTGGGCGCAGGTGGCTCAGCACGGCAGCGTGGACGATTGCGGCTACTGGATGCCGACGGTCGGGAGTCAGGTGCTGTGCGAGCGCCTGGAGAGCGCGGAGGAAGTTTGGTTCGTCTACGGCACGATTTACTCAGACGCCGATCAGCCGCCGGCGAGCGGCACGGGCAAGTGGTATCAGCGGTTCGCGGACGGCACGGTGATCGAATACGATCCGATCGGCGGGATAACCATTGACACGCCGCTGGTGGTGAACATCAACGGCGCAAGCGTGAATCTCAACGGATAACAGATTTCAGGAATTGGCACACAACTAAGCGAGCTGCGGCCTGCGGGGTTTCTCCACCCGCGGGAAAGCCACATCAAATGCGCCGGCAAGGGGCGAGGCGCATGCCGACTGCGGAGTGAAAGGCCATAGACTCCCATAACGGGCAGCCGCACCGGTCTGTAACATGGCCGGTCTGACAAGCAATGGGGTGGACTAATTCTCCCCGAAGAGAGCCGGAATTAGTCCATCCTGGGAGAATAGGAGCTGAGATGCCCGGTTGCACAGAATGCCTTCACTTTAGCGATGACAGTGAGCGTGGTGAGTACGGCCATCTTTACTATGAAGCGTATTCGTGCGACGATAATCCCGGATATGGCAACCTAAAAAGCTTTCCGTTCAAGAGTGCGCCCGGACGATGCTTCATACCGAGTTACTGGTGCAGTGAGTTTGCCAGTGACGCTGAGTCGTGGAGTCCGGAGGCCGATGCCAGCACAGTCAGATACCGGGTGAAGTACTTCGGCGAGTCCCAGGAAGAGGCGATCGCCAACATCATCAAGTACAGGGTTGAAGAGAAGGGTGAGTCGGCAGAAGAACTGACTGCGAAGATTCTCGCAGGATTAGACAAGCCCATTCCAGAGGCGTTAGCATGCCGGGCGTAGTGAGAGTTGGAGACAGCAGTGATCATGGAGGCACGGTGATAACCGGGGCCTCTATTTCTTTTGCAAACGGGATCCCGATCGCTCGAGTCGGCGATCTCCACGAATGCCCGCAGCAAGGGCATGGAACGACGGAGATCATCACCGGCAGCCCGACGGTGAATGTGGAAGGGCAGCCGGTCGCGAGGATCGGGGATGTGGCCGGCTGTGGCGCAGTGATCACGGGCGGAAGTCCGGACGTGAATGCGGGATAGGAAGGCCGATGAATCGGCCGGGGAAAAGCGGCGATGAATCGCCGCAGTCCAAGGGGCTGAAATGCAGGTAGGCAGCATTGGAGAAATCGTTTTCGAGGTCAGCAGCGAGCTGGTCCGGACGTTCACCGATTTCACGGAGGATCTGAGCGCGCGGATCAGCAGCCACGAAGTGGGCGGCAGTCTGCCGGTGCTGGAATGGATCGGGCCGGGGACGCCGGGCTTGAACTTCACGATTCGGCTCAATGAGCAGCTCGGGGCGAACGTTCCGGAGATGCTTGGGCTGGCCACGCGGTATTGCAATACCGGCGAGCTGCTGACGGTGATCATCGGCGGCGAGCCGAAAGGCCCGGCCGGCGCGCTTTGGCTGATCGAGAGCGTGGGATCCTGGCCGCAGAAGTTTGATCGGGCCGGCAATACGATGATCGCGGACCTTAACCTGTCGCTGAAGCTGGCGAGAACGGCTGAGACGCCCTCGCAGACCTCCGCCACGATCACGAAGCAGAATACGCAGAAGGTGACGCAATGATCTATGTGCCTGAAATCTCATATGCGGAGACCGATCCGGATCAGGTGACCGCGGGGCTGCTCGATCGGATTCAGACGAATCTCGGCCGAGTGCTCTTCCCCGGCGATCCGCTGCGGCTCTTTGCGCTGGCATTCGCGGCGGAGGACATTCAGATCCGCAATCTCCTGGACGAAGCGGGCCGTCAGAATCTGCTCGCGTATGCGACCGGCGAATATCTGGACGCTCTCGGTGACCTGGTGGGAGTGACCCGCCTCGAGGCCCAGTCCGCCATCGTGACCCTTCGATTCACGGCCAGTGCGCCGGCGGAGGAGGATATCACGATCCCGGCAGCCACTCGCGCGACTCCCGGCGGCGGGATCTACTTCGCCACGGATGAAGCGGCCGTGATCGCCACCGGCAATACGACGGTTGATGTTCAGGCGAGCTGCACCGAGACCGGCGACGCCGGCAATGGCTATGAGATCGGCGAGATAGATCAGATCGTTGACCCGATCGGCGGAGTGCCGACGGTCGCGAACACCGACGCATCCGAGGGCGGCGTAGACATCGAGACCGACGCGGCCTATCGCGCCCGCATTCGCCTGGGAGTCAGCCGATTCTCGGTCGCAGGCCCTCGAGACGCCTACGAGTATTGGGCGCGGACGGCCTCCGGTCAGATCACCGACGTCTTCGTCACGAGCCCCGATCCCGGCTACGTGGATGTTTACGTGCTCCTCGCCGGCGGCGTCTTGCCCACACAGGATATCCTCGACGCCGTCGCCGAGATCCTGGAGGACGTCCGGCCGCTGACCGATTTCGTGACGGCGAAAGCCCCCACGCTCAGCAATTATACGCTCAATGTGACTTACTATTTATTGACCGACGACGAGGCCCGCGCCACGGAGATCCAGGAGGCCGTCGAGGCGGCTATCGCGGAGTGGGTGATCTGGCAGCGATCGGCCATCGGGCGGGATAAGAACCCGAGCGAGCTGCACGCGCGGATCATCGGAGCCGGCGCGAAGCGGGCAAGCATCACCGCGCCGACCTTCGGCGCGATCGCGGCGACGGCGATAGCGAATTGCACGAGTCAGACGATCACCTACGGCGGCCTCGAGGACGAATGATGAAGCCGATCCTAGTGGCAAAATATAAGCGGGGCACGCCGAAGGACGATCAGCAGGCGCTCGAGCAGAAGATCTCCGGCGCGGCGAAGCTCGCGGGCTGCGTGCCGATCCTCGTCCCGGAGGACGTAAGCATCATGCTGCTCTATGAACAGCCGGTGTTCCCCGTCAAGCGGGAGAACGATGAAACATGACTACCTACCTGAGAGATTTGGCTCTCCTCGCCATCACGCCTCCCTCCATCAAAGCCGACGAACAAGTGACGGCAATTGCGGATGGGACTGACGAGGAGAGCCTTCAAATAGTCGCAGATATCGAGCGATTCCTGCCGTGGATCCCGAATCTGGACAACCTGCCCTCGCGCATCGTGGACCTGCTTGCCTGGGGCTATCACGTGGATAATTACGACTCGTCGTCGGCCATCGAGGCTCGCCGCGAGCGAGTCCGCCAGGCCATCGCGGAGCATCGCATCCACGGCACGCGGCCGATGGTGCAGTCAGCGCTCGATCTGATCTTCGGCGCGGGGAATACCACCATCATCGAATGGTGGGAGACCGATCCGGTGCAGGCGGCGTATACATTTCGCGTGATCATCCATGTGCCGTTCACGCAAGGCGATATCGAGGCCGCCAGGGCCATGCTCGCGGTGGTCAGCAACGTTCGGAGCTGGTGGCTCGGCTTCATCATCTGGGACGAACTGGACG